CTTGATAGGCTTGCGAAGTATATGGAAACCACAGAGATTGAACACGGCAGAGATGGCAACATTACGGCTCTTGTTAATGCAGCCGCAAAATTTGAGTCCATCAGGCAGAGTTTTAAAGGTACGTTACGAGATCTGGAAGAAGAGCAGCAAAGCCAAGTAAGGGGAGGACAGAACTTAGCTTATGATCAATAATGTAAGGTGACGAAACTGGCAGACGTGCCCTCTTGTCTCGAGGGTGTGGACGCTCTGATAAAGACAGGATAATGGGTTGACCACAATACTAGTAGCTGTCCTGATCCTAAAGACCACATGGTTGTTCGACTCAACCCCTTACAGCTAAAGCGGATAAAACGTGCAGTAGCCGCAGGGGTGACGTCTCCCACTGCACTCTTTATTGTGGGGTAGTGTAATGGTAGCACACTGGGCTCATAACCCAGGGATCTTAGTTCAACTCTAAGCCCCGCAACTATAAACTTATATTTTATGGAAGAAAGTACACTTTATGATTACGTGTTTCACTATAACACATTTACCAAGACTTGGGCAGCTATTCCACGTGATAAGTATACAGCATACTGGAGTGAACCAGATGTTCCTGGAGTATTGCGTAGTAAGTCTATTTCTACTCTTACAGAGTTATTAATAAAAACTGGCGGTGAAGTAAGTAAGATTGCAAAGCTAATTCGTGAAAAGTAATTACTACATAGAAGTTCCTACTTATGATAAAGGTCAATGGGACCTTACTACTTTTTATACAAGAGAAGAGTTTAGGGACTTCGTATTGTCTTGTTTTAAAGAACCTGGTAAATATCAGTTTGATGAAAGTAGTTTAATCTTTAATGCTGAAGCAAGAAAGTACCAGAAGAATGGATATTACTGTCCAGCTCCTGTAAAGACTAAAGATTTTATAAACTACTGGGATGATCAGAAACTGAAGTGTAAATCAGGCATTATTGTCAAAAACAACGACAATGTATGGTATATCAGTCGGGACTACTACATGTGGCTAAACTTTCTTCCTATCTATGACAAAGAAGAAAAACGTTTTGACTTTGCTAAAGTAAGAGACGCTCAGTATCACATGGCTTTATATGAGCTGCTTGCTGAATTACACTACAGGCACTCAGCTATTCTAAAAAAACGTCAGATAGCTTCTTCATATTTTCATGCTGCAAAGCTTATAAATATGTACTGGTTTGAAAATGGTGCTGTACTAAAAATAGGTGCTAGTCTTAAAGATTACATTTCAGAGAAAGGTACTTGGCGTATGCTTACTGAGTATAGAACTTTTTTGAATGAACACACTGCTTGGTATAGACCAAGTGATCCAGATAAAGTATTTTCTTGGCAACAACGTATTAAGGTAAGGATTGGAGGAAGAGATACACATAAGGGTAATAAATCTATTATTACTGGAACCTCTTTTGAAAAAGATCCAACAAATGGTGTGGGTGGTCCGTGTACTTACTTCTTTCATGAGGAGGCCGGCATTGCTCCAAAGATGGATCTTACCTATGAGTATATGAGACCAGCTATGCAGAGTGGTATGATTACCACTGGTATGTTTATTGCTGCCGGCTCAGTGGGTGATCTTGATGCATGTGAACCATTAAAACTAATGGTACTTCAACCAGAAGCAAATGATATCTATGCAGTAGATTCTAATCTTATAGACAAGGAAGGTACACTTGGAAAAACAGGACTGTTTATTCCTGAGCAGTGGAGTATGCCTCCCTTTATAGATGAGTATGGTAACTCAAAAGTTGAAGAAGCTCTAGAAGCAATCATAGAAGAAAGAATAAAATGGAAAAGAGATCTTACTCCTGAACAGTATCAGCTTCGTATATCTCAGAAACCAACTAACATAGAAGAAGCTTTTGCAACAAGAAAAGAATCTAAGTTTCCTCCGCATCTTGTATCTAAACAAATACAGCGTATACAGGATAAAGAGTATTCTGTTGAGTATTTAGACTTATCAAGAAATGCAGAAGGAAAGATCATAGATAAACCATCCAGGAAGATTCCTATTATGGAGTTTCCTATTTCTAAAAAGACAGAAGATAAAGAAGGTGTTATTTGTGTGTATGAGAGACCTGTAAAAGATCCTCAGTTTGGGATGTATTATGCATCGGTTGACCCGGTGGGAGAAGGAAAGACCACTACATCAGAATCTCTTTGTGCCATCTACGTTTATAAAAACCCGGTGGAAGTAATCAAAGATGAGGGCAATGGAAAGGTTACCAACATTATTGAGCGGGATAAGATAGTGGCAAGCTGGTGTGGCAGGTTTGATGATCTTAACAAAACTCATGAAAGACTTGAGTTGCTTATAGAGTGGTATAACGCCTGGACTATAGTGGAGAATAACGTAGCTCTGTTCATCCAGTACATGATATCAAAGAAGAAACAGCGTTACCTAGTACCTAAAGACATGATTCTATTCTTAAAAGATCTTGGTGCTAACCGAAATGTATTCCAAGAATATGGCTGGAAGAACGTAGGAACCATTTTTAAAGGAAACCTCTTGTCCTATGGGGTTGAATATTTAAAAGAAGAGCTAGACCATGAAACCAAACCAGATGGAGAGATTGTAAAAACAATCTATGGTGTAGAGAGGATTCCGGACATCATGCTTTTAAAAGAGATGCAAGCTTACCAGGAAGGAGTCAACGTTGACCGGCTGGTAGCTTTTTGTGCTCTTATAGCTTTTGCAAAGGTTCAACAAGCTAACCGAGGACTGGCTAAACGTGTAGAGGTTAGCGAACAAAAGTTGGATAACTCCCAGAAATTTAGTAAATTAAATTGGGGACCTTTTAGACATATAGGGTCCTCTAAAGGAGGTTCTAACGGTATGAGACTACCTAGATCGCCCTTTAAAAATATAAAATGATGGAAAATATCCCATTACATGCCCAGAAAGTAACCATTCTTTCCCGTTTGATTAAAGAAAGCTCCTTGACTTTAGAAGAGGCTTTACTGCTTTTAAAAGAAGAGGAGGAGGAAACTGAGCCTGTTATTACTTCCCCTAGTTACCTGCCAGGTACTACCACACCGTGGACAATTCCTGTAAGCCCTTATGGTTCAGGTATTAGTACTGGAACTATTACTTGGAGTGGCAGTGGATCTGGAACTACGACAATACCAGCTAACTCTTTTTTTACGGCTAAGACTGAGGCTGAAACTGACCTAAATAATTAATTATCATGCAAGTATATAATGCTCTAGATCTGAAGGCTGGCAAAAAGGCCGACTATAACAAGATGGGTACTCTTACCCAGCCTATTCAGTTTCTTTCAGAGAAAGAAAAGGATGAAGAGTGGAGAGCGTGGAACCTGGATTGGCTAGAGTTTCAGGGCATGAAGCAGCTTAGACGTAATGCAAGACGTCTGATGAAGAATTATAAGCTGGCCAAAGGTATTATTGATAAGACGGATTATATTGTAGAGGAAGACAATGAAATGGCAGATCTTATAGACACCCTGACTAAAGAGGACGTTTCTGCCCTGGAACTGAAGTTCTATCCTATTGTTCCAAATGTAATCAATGTACTATGTAATGAGTTTGCCAAAAGATCTTCTCGTATTATGTTTAAAGCTGTGGATGATATTTCTTACAACGAAATGTTGGAAGAAAAAAGATCCATGGTAGAAAAAGTTCTTTTAGAAGATGCTGAAAGAAGGATGCTTGTTGAGATGTTAGGCATGGGTATAGATCTAGAAAGTGAAGAAATGCAGAAGGCAATGTCTCCTGAGAACCTAAAGCAGCTTCCTGAAATAGAATCTTTCTTTAAAAAAGATTATAGATCAATGATTGAGGAGTGGGCTAGCCACCAGATGAGTGTAGATGAAGAACGTTTTAAAATGCAAGAACTTGAGGAAAGAGGCTTTCGTGATATGCTTATTACGGACCGTGAGTTCTGGCATTTCCGTATGATGGAAGATGATTATGAAGTAGAGTTATGGAATCCTTTACTTACTTTCTATCACAAGTCTCCTGATGTACGTTACATTTCTCAAGGTAACTGGGTAGGTAAGATGGATATGATGAGTGTATCAGATGTGATTGACAAGTTTGGTTGGATGATGACTCAAGATCAGTTAGAATCTTTAGAAGCTATATATCCTGTACGTTCAGCCGGCTATGCTATTCAAGGTTATCAAAACGACGGAACTTATTATGATCCTACTCGTTCTCATGAGTGGAATACACAAATGCCATCACTGGCTTATCGTCAATTTACTTCTGTATATGACGCACAGTTTGGTACCGGTGATATAGTAGAATGGATTATGGCTGACTCTGAAGACACTGTTGACTTTGGTAAAAGTCATTTACTTAGAGTTTCTACTATCTATTGGAAATCACAACGTAAAGTTGGACATCTGACAAAAATCACAACAGAAGGAGAAATCATACAAGATATTGTTACTGAAACTTATAAAATAACTGATAAGCCACAGTATAATACTATTTTATATAAACAAAAGTCTAAGGATAACTTGGTTTTTGGAGAGCATATTGATTGGATTTGGATCAATGAAACCTGGGGTGGTATTAAGATCGGACCTAACCGTCCTGC